GGCGTTCCTCGCGTCCGGGTCGCTTGCGAGCATGACGCTCACGCAACTGCAGGCCCTCAATGGCACACTGATCCTGACCGTCAACGGCACGCAGTACACCAGCGGCACGATCAACCTGTCGTCGGCCACGAGCTTTTCCAACGCCGCCTCGATCATCCAGGCCGCGTTCACCACGCCGCCCTTTACCGTGGCGTTCAACAGCACGAGCAACGCCTTCGTGTTGACCGACTCCACCACGGGCTCGGCGTCCACGATGACCTATTGCACGGGGACGCTTGCCACGTCGCTGAAGCTCACGCAGGCCACCAGCGCCGTTCTCTCCCAAGGCGCCAACATCGGCGTGCCGGGGACCTTCATGGACAGCACGGTCGCCCTAGTGCGCAACTGGGCCACCTTCATGACCGCGTGGGAGGCGTCGCTCACGGAGAAGGAAGCCTTCGCCACCTGGAGCAACGCCAACGCGCCGCGGTTCCTGTACGTGTGCCAGGACAGCGATGTCAACGCCAAGACGGCGAACAACACCGTTACCTTCGGCAACTACCTGCAGACGAACCAGCTCGTGGGCACTCTGCCGGTGTTCGGTGACTACACGCACGCAGCCTTCGCCTGCGGCTATGCAGCGTCTTTGGACTTCACCCGCCTGAACGGCCGCGCGACGCTGTGCTTCAAGAGCCAGTCCGGGCTGGTGGCCAGCATCACGAACGCCACCGACTACGCCGCGATCCTGTCCAACGGGTACAACTGCTATGGGGCCTTCGGTTCGGCCAACCCGGCGAACAACGCCAACTGGTTCACCCCGGGCTCGGTGTCGGGCACGTGGCTGTGGGCCGATACCTACCTGAACCAGATCTGGATGAACTCCGCGCTGCAGGCGTCGATGGTCAAGCTGCTGCAGGCTGTTCCCTCCATCCCGTACAACAGCCAGGGCTACGGCCTGATCTACGCAGCGGCTGCCGACCCGATCAACGCCGCCCTGAACTTCGGCGCGATCCGCAAGGGCGTCACGCTGTCTGCGGCTCAGGTGGCCGAAATCCAGTTCGCGCTGGGCTTTGACGCCTCCCCGGCGATCACAGCCAGCGGCTTTTACCTGCAGATCGCCGCCGCAGATGCGACGACCCGGTCCTTGCGCGGCTCGCCTCCCATCACCCTGTACTACCAGGACGGTGAGTCGGTGCAGAAGATCAACATGGCCTCCATCGCAGTGCAATGACGGCGGCACCTCAGAAGAGGTGCCCATGCTGCGAGCGGTACTTGCCGCCCTCTGAGTTCACGAGGGCGGCAAGCTCACATAGTCCCACTCCGAGGGAAAAACGTTTGTGGCCTGCACTGGGAGGGCAACCTCCAAGTCATCACAAGGGCTGCAAATCGGAGTAAGTCAAACAGCTTCGATATGTCAGTCCTAGCATAGGGAACTCCCAACATGAGCACGCTTACCTCTGCCAACTCCATCCTGTCGATCGCGGTCACGGGCCTGTTCAACTCGCCGCAGACCATCCAGGGCTATGCGGTGGACGACGCCTTCGAAAGCGAGTCGGTGGCGCAGTCCGAAGTCCTCATGGGCGTGGACGGGCGTCTGTCCGGCGGAAAGGTCTTCACGCCGTACAAGATGTCCATCCACCTGCAGGCCGACAGCCCCAGCGTCGGCATCTTCGACGCCTGGCGCAACACGCAGGACGCCGTGATCGATGTCTTCACCGCGCAGGGCTCGATCATCATCCCGGGCACCGGCCGGGTCTACACGTTGCAGAAAGGCTTCCTCACGATGGCGCCGGCCTTCCCCGACGTGAAGAAGATCCTGCAGCCCATGGCGTTCGAGATCACCTGGGAGCGGATCATCGCCGCCCCGACGGCCTGATAGAACATGCGCAAGGAGACGACCTTCGTCGCGGAAGATGGCCGCGACAAGGGAAAGCAGTTCCATCTCAAAGAGATGCCGGCCTCCCAAGCGGAGGCGTGGGCGATTCGCGCACTACTGGCGATCGGCAATGCCGGCGTCGAGATTCCCGACGATGCAGCGGGGCTGGGCATGGCAGGTGTCGCGGCGATGGGAATCAAGGCGCTGATGGCGATCCCGTACGCTGCGGCCGAGCCGCTGCTAGACGAGATGATGGCGTGCGTGCAGGCCATGCCGAGCGCCAACGTGTTTCGCCCGCTGGTGGAAGATGACATCGAGGAAGTGGTCACGAGGTTCAAGCTGCGCAAGGCCGTGTGGGAGCTGCACGCGGGTTTTTTCGACAGCGGCGGCGCATCGACTTTGGGGTCCAGCCCGCAGCCCCCGGGTCAAAGCGCCGCCCGGTCTCCTATCTCAATCCCCCGAAAACGATAGCCAGCATCGTTTCCTCGCGCCTTGCGACCCTCCATGAACTGGATACGGTCTACGGGCTTGAGGATCTGTGGAACCTGCTGGAAATCCTGGCGGTGGACCGGCACAACGCCTACGTCATGAGCCAACCATAAAGAGGGGACGAGATGGCTACCGTGATTGATGCGCTCCTGATAACCCTGGGCCTGGATGCCTCCAAGTTCGATCAGGCGCAGAAGAAGTCCGTCGAGGAACTGCGCAAGTTCGGGCAGGAGAACGACAAACAGCAAAAGGAAGCGCAACGCCGGGCCAAGGACCTTGCGGAGGGATTCGAAAAGGTCCGTAACGCGATCATCGGCATCGGAGCGGCCGTCGTTGGCATCAACGGGTTCAAGGACTTCGTTACCCAGATGGTGACGGGGAACGCGGCCCTTGGGCGAACTTCCAAGTTGCTCGGCATGGGCGTCAAGGACTTGGACGCATGGGGACATGCTGCAGAGGGTGTTGGAGGTTCGGCAGCGTCGTTTCAGGCGTCGATGCAGAACATCGTCGGCGGCCTGCAGAAGTTCAAGATGGGCATGGGCGGCGAAGAAGTCGTCACGGCTCTTGCCCGGCTCGGGGTTCAGGCAAAGGACGGCGCCGTCGACATGTACGAACTCGGCACGGCTCTTAAGCGCGTGCGCGACCAGCAGGGCATTCAGGCGGCTCTGAGCCTGAGTCAGCAACTAGGAATGGATCAGGGGACCTTCCAGTTGATGATGAAGACCGACGAGGAGCTAAGGGAGCTGATCAAGCATCTCAAGGAGTCCTCTGGCGCTACTAAGGCAAACTCCGAAGCCGCACAGAAGCTCCAGCAATCTTGGGCCGAGCTGAAGCAAAGCGGCGACGGACTGGCGCAGAACGTCTTCGGCAGCGTAGCGCCGGCCCTTGTCGCGCTTCTTACCATCCTGAAGGTTGCCACTGACGCATTCAAGAAGTTCGATGACTGGGCGGGCGGTGCCGCATCCACGTTCGTGGCTACAGCGGCCGGCATCAGCACTCTGCGGGTTTCGATCACGAAGCTGGCGGGGCTGTTTGGCGTGGGCTCTGGCGGATGGCTTGCCGCCTTCTTCACCTTCCTGCGGCGTGCAAACGTAGGCGCGCAGTTGCTCTTTCACTCCGAAGAGCTTAACAAGGGCGAGCAATCGGAGCTGGACAAGCGCTGGGGAGGTGCCAGTAACGGTAAGGCTGGCGCAAATTCCGCTTTGCAGAAAGCGGTGTCGTTCTTTCAATCCCGCGGCTGGTCCCATGAGCAGGCCGTGGGGATCGCGGCCAACATCGCGCGGGAGTCGAATTTCAACCCTGCGGCAGTGGGTGACAGCGGCAATGCGTATGGCATCGGGCAGTGGCACGCCGACCGGCAGGCGAACTTCCAGAAGCTATTCCCCGGCAAGACGATCAAAGGCTCGTCCATGGATGAGCAGCTCGCCTTCTACGACTGGGAGCTGAAGAACACCGAAAAGTCCGCTGGTGACAAGCTGCGCGGAGCCAAGACCAACGAAGAAGCGGCTGGCATTGTCTCCCGATATATGGAGCGGCCTGCACACGCAGCCTCGGAGGCGTACGCGCGCGGCGTTCTGGCGAGCAGCATCGCGTCTCAAAGTGGTCGCGGCGGCGGTTCCACAGTGGAGACGAACATCGCAAAGATCGAAGTCCACACCGCGGCGACGGATGCTCACGGGGTGGCGCGTGACATGCACCAGGCGCTGCAAAACAACGCCCTGATCACCGCTGGAATGACGGGGATGAACTGATGCTGATCCCGTACCCCGACGTTCCCTCGGTGCCGGGCGTGCCTCCTCTGCCCGTTGCTCCGGCCGGATACCAGTTCCCCGCCTCGCCGGTCAACCTGACCTCGGTGGAATCGGATTCCACTGCGCAGGTCGATGTCATCCCGCAGTGGCAGATCACGGACAGCAACGGAGCCGAGCTGCTCACCCCGGACTCGGTGATCGACTTCGAGTACCGCAACGAGAACAAGATCAGCAACTACCCGGTGGAAGAGGGTAGCTTCGCCAGTTACAACAAGATCGCAACACCGTTCGACGCCCGGGTGACGATGGCTTGCAACGGCAACGGCAGCATGACCCGCGAGCAGTTCCTTGGAACTCTCAAGGCGCTGCTGGATTCGCTCACGATGATCACCATTGTGACGCCGGACGCGACGTACCAGAACTGCAACCTGGTGCACTTCGACTATCGCCGGGAGTCGCGGCAGGGGATTTCCCTTGTGGTGGCGCAGTTGTGGTTCCAAGAGGTTCGCACGGTGAGCGCCGGTACGACCAGCACGGCGCAGCCGGACGGAGCCGACGCGAAGGCGAACGGGCAGGTGTCGCCGGTTGACCCGACGACGAAACAGACAGCCGCTGCCGCACAGGCGATCCAGTGATGCAGGTCATCCCGATCACCGCCGTGGCGTCGCAGACGTTCTCCGTGCAGCTCGCGGGGCAGGACTGCGACATCGCCCTGTACCAGAAAAGCACGGGGCTGTTCATGGACCTGATGCTCAACGGAGTGCAGATCCTGAGCGCCATGCTGTGCCTGGACCGGGTGTATCTGGTGCGCTACGCGTATCTCGGATTCGTGGGCAATCTCGCGTTCGTGGACACCCAAGGCACGAGCGATCCGAGCTATGGCGGCCTGGGCTCCCGGTTCATCCTGGCGTACTTCCCGGCATGACGTTCAAGCAGCGCCAGATCAACCTGCAGTTCTCCGATGAGAAGGGCGACCTCGCGCTCACGGGGTTGAAGTGCCACGCCATCGTGTCGAATCCTGGCGGCTATTCCGCATACGGGCAACTGCAGCTTCGGGTGTGGGGGATGAACCTGCAGCAGATGAACCGTTTCTCCTCTGTGGGATTTTGGGGCATCGCTGACCAGCGTAGAGACATCACCGTGAGCGCCGGTGACGTGGATGGCCCGATGACGCAGGTTTTCAGGGGAACGCTGATTCGCAGCTTCATCGACTTCGCCACGGTGCCGGATGTGTGCTTCACGTGCTCCGGCACTGCCGGCTTTTTCGAGAAGGCCAAGGCAACGGCTCCGAACAGCTACCAGGGCGCGCAGAACGCCGAGGACATCATCAAGGCCATCGCCGTCGCCGCAGGCTTTCAGTTCAAGAACAACGGCGCGCACGCGGTGCTGCAGAACCAATACGTCAGCGGCTCAGCGGTGGACCAGATGCAGTCGGTGGCTCGGGCTGCCGCGATCCCGCTGGTGATCGAAAACGGCACGGTGACGATTTGGCCGAACGACGGAACGCGCGATGACGTGGTGATCGAGCTTGGCCCGAAGACTGGGCTGGTCGGTTACCCGACCTATTGGGAGCGTGGGTTCGTCGTGAAGTCGGAGTTCAACCCACTGATCGCCAACGGCCGAACGGTAAAGCTCACCAGCGCAATCCCGAAATCCAACGGAAGCTGGCCGACGCAGAACGTGATGCACGAACTTAGCACCGTGAGTCCGGACGGCCCCTGGTTCACCACGGCACGGCTCGCGCCCGCTGTCTATGTCCCCGTCAACTAACACTGCGAGCCCGTATCTCCCGAGCGACAACGCCTCGGAGGTTGGCCGGCTGCAACTGATGATCCGAACGGCCCTCTCTGGCCTGCGGACCTCGATGCCCGTCAAGATCGTCTCGGTGACGAATTCGGGCGGCGTGTCGCCGATCGGGTACGTGGACGTTCAGCCGCTGGTTGGGGCCATGGACGGGGCTGGTGTGGTGTGGCCGCACGGGGTTATCCACAACGTGCCGTACATGCGGATTCAAGGCGGGGCCAACGCGATCATCCTGGATCCTCAGGTGGGGGACATCGGCATCGCCTCGGTATGCGACCGGGACATCTCCGCGGTGAAGGCGGCCAAGGATTCTGCCCCCCCGGGGTCGAGCCGCAAGCACGACTTCAGCGACATGGTGTACCTGATGACGATCATCGCAGAGGCGCCGACGCAGTACATGCGGTTCTATGAGGGTGGCATCGACATCGTGAGCCCCGGGGACGTAAACATCATTTCAGCCAACCTGAAGCACAACGGCGTGAATGTAGGCAGCACGCACGTTCATGGCGGCGTCACAACTGGCGGCGCTGACACCACGGGTCCGGAATGACGACGATTACTCAAAGAACCCTACTGCTTGATCAGAGCGCTTGGGATTTGGTCTTGGATGCGAATGGGAATATCGCGCTGGCGGACGCCCCGTATTCAGTTGCACAGGATGTTGCGAGCGCGGTCAGGACATTCCTCGGCGAATGTTTTTACGACACCACGCAGGGCCTGCCGTACTGGCAGCAGATCCTGGGCAAGTACCCGCCGCTGTCGTTCGTCAAGCAAAAGATCATCGACACGGTGCTCACCGTGCCCAACGTGGTGAAGGCGCAAGTCTTCTTCACAAGGTTCTCCGGCCGCACGCTGACCGGGCAAATCCAGATCATCGACACCGACGGCGTTGCCTCCAACGTAGCGTTCGGCTGAAAACAGGGGACAGCAAGAACATGACCAACGTGCCCGCGATCACGTGGAGCAACGGTGCGCCCGTCCTGCCCGCCGAGTCGGCCATCCTTGCCGGTGTGCAGGCCGACATTGACTCGGCCTTCGGAGGTGGCGTCAATCCGGGCCTGACCACGCCCCAAGGTCAGATCGCGCAAAGCGAGACGGCCATCATCGGGGACAAGAACAGCCAGATCGCCTTTGTGGCCAACCAGGTGGACCCTGCCACCGCCTCGGGGAAGTGGCAAGACGCCATCGGGCAGATCTACTTCATCTCCCGCATCCAGGCGTCCGGTACTGTGGTGGATGCGACCTGCACCGGAGCGGCCGGCACCATCATCCCCCAAGGGGCGCTCTCGCAAGACTCGGCGGGCTACCTCTACGCCTCCACGGCGGCGGCGACGATTCCCGCTGGCGGTTCGGTGTCGGTGCAGTTCCAGAACCAGACCACGGGACCCATTCCCTGCTCGCCGGGCTCGCTGTCGGTGATCTATTCCGCCGTCCCTGGCTGGGACACGATCACCAACGCGTCGTCCGGTGCTCTCGGGACAAACGTGGAAAGCCGAGCGGCGTTTGAGGCGCGCCGGCAGCTCTCGGTGGCGAAGAACGGCATCAACTCCGTGCAGGCGATCTACGGGGCCGTGCTGGGAGTGGCGAACGTCATCGACGCCTTCGTGGTGGACAACCCGTCGGCCTCCACGATCACGTATGGCTCGACCAGCTACTCCATGGCGCCGTACTCGCTCACGGTTTCGGTCGCCGGGGGAGCGTCAGCAGACATCGCGCAGGCTGTCTGGTCGAAGCTCTCGCCAGGCACGCCCATGAACGGGAACACGTCGGCCACCGTCACCGACACTAGCTACGGGCCGCCGTCGCCGGCCTCGTACACCATCACGTGGCTGACCCCGACCTCCACGCCCGTGTACTTCGCGGTGCAGTTGAAGAACATCTCGGGGCTGCCGTCCAACATCACGCAGCTGGTGCAAAACGCCATCATCGAATCCTTCACAGGCGAGGATGGCGGCCTTCGCGCCAGGATCGGGCAGTCCACCTACTCGGGCCGGTACTACGCCAACGTGAGCGCGATTAACGCGAACGTGGAGATCCTGTCCATCCTCATGGGATTCTCCGCGGTGGGTGCGACGAACACGGCGCTCACCTTCGGAATCGACCAACTGCCAACGATCACCGCGGCGAACATCTCCGTCACGCTGGTCTAAGCCATGCAGAACTGGCAAGAAACGCTGCTGAGTCAGTACGTCAGCAGCCCGACGCTCGTCGCGCTCATCGAGGCGCTCAACGATGCGATCGACCCGGCGACGGACCTGCAGAAGTTCTACGACAACATCTGGAACGTGCAGACCGCCGTGGGCTACGGGCTCGATGTGTGGGG